TGATATCATTGAACTGGTGCCATTAAATCCAGATTTCCCTACTTATAATTCTATGCAAATTGAAATATCTATTATTGGCGTAGTGGTTCAGCACCATAGAGAGTTTAAGTATTAAACCTATTCATCCCTAGCAAGCCTTAGAAATGACCCGCTTTCGAGCGGGTTTTCTTTTACCTGTCACAATACATTTAAACCTATTTTTAACTATTTTTCACCTATGGTTTAAATTTCTCTTGCTTTCTATTTATACCTTTGGTTTAATAATTTCATCGAAACAACAAAAAGCCCAGCTACTTTAGACGGGAACTGGGCTTCAACACAACGAGTGAGATTTTTAGATGAACAAGATTATCAACCAAGAAAACAATGAATCAGTTGCCCTAGGTGTTTTTCCTAATCATGACGGAACTTTCACTGCTTTAACTTATAGCAACTCTAAGACGTTCAAAACTTTAAATGGTGCTGTGAAATGGTACGAAAGAAAGACAGGAAAAAAGCTGATTTAAAGAGTGAGGCAACTCATTCCCATATTAACTGCAAGGGAGTTGAGTGCTTTCTACTTAAAAACAACGATGGTTATTTTGCTTTGAATTTTGAAATAAACAGATGGGTTGCTATTCCAAAATGGGCTTTTGAGAAATACGCAACTGAAATTAAAAAGCCCTGACAACTTACTACGGCAATCAGGGCTTGCATACAACGAGGTCATTATGACAACTAAATCCAATATTCTCAAGTCTGCATTCATTGCAGCATCTATTAGCGCGGGGATAGCAGTAGCTTACGCTTTCCAGCCAGCTAAAACTGCTGATGAACTGGCAGAACCTCAAATCAATATCGCTGCAAAGCATTACGAAGTTGAGAGCGTGAATTGCAATCAGATCTGTGTCGCTACTGTCAAAGCTGATGAATACAGCATTTATGTTGAGTATGCACTTGATGATGCCTCAGTCGAGTTTCTGGACATTCTCAATGTCGTGCATCATGAGGAAGCGGTTAATGCGTACGTTGATCGTTATGAGATCGAAAAGATTAATGCTGCGATTGCTGGGGGTGTGAAGTGAGTATCGATGCTTATGAGTTGGCCTGCCACGTGTGCGGTCTGAGTGAAGATGCAGATTATGACGATGTTGATGCTGCTCTTTGTGACAAATATGGAATGGATGTAGACACTTTTCACAGCCTAATTGCTGACCTGATTCCCCTGGTTGATGTTGGTGTGTCTCCATTGACTGGCACCAAATTTAAGGGTTTTTCAAAGATTGAAGATGGTCATGGTTTTTGGTTGGTAAAAATGGAGGTGCCAGCATGAACACTTACGCTCAATTCTGTGGATGTGGTGCGGCAATGCGTCCTATCCACCACATCGGCAATCAGTCTTTATTCCTGTGCCGTGATGGTCATAGCACCAAGGTAACTGACTGCAAGGTAAATGAAGATTTCACCCGTGATTTGTACTTTTCAGACCTGCCAAGTTTCAAGGTTGATCTGGATATTTCGATTGAAGATAACGTGCTGACGTTTGGTTTATATCGCCAGATTGGTGAAAACCTGTATGCAACGGCTGATTGTTCAATGGCTGTGTTACCTCACACGATGACTGAAATGCGTAGTCCTAATGGTGATATGCGATATGCCGAGCCAGTGGATATTGATTCATGGCTGGTGGTGAAAGATACGCCTGTGACTCTGCTGGATGTTTGGAATTTTGAAGCTGAAGAAGGTCAGACATTTACGCTCAATGACGAGCAGATTAAAGAATTACAGCGTCTTGTGAATGAGTACGCGGAACAACTATTTGAAGAGGTGGTTTGAGATGAATGAATGGGATCGCCTCCGCGCTAGATACTCAAGTAAAGGCCAGTATTTAAATCGAAAGGTTTTATTTAAGCGTGGTGATTTTGAAGACTTCTCGAACTGGCTTGTGGATCAAGGTGCTGAGGTTTTATCTGAGCCTAAGCAAGATGAAGCTTTGCGTTTTAAATTGAATGGCGAGCTTGGGATTGTTTACGGCAAAGGCTCTGGAAATCTACTGGCTCACGATCTTGGGTACAAGTATGACCAAGATCGCGGCTATGACGTTACTCGACATAACGCAATGAATATGAACTGGAATCTGCCAACCAAAAAGCAGATACCCGGCTCACCTAAAAATAATGCCGTGGTCTTTGAATATTGCTACTCATGCAAAGACATTCAGGAGCTTTGCGGTGACCAGTGTTCAGTTTGCCATAGCTACATCAAGTTTTAAGGAAGAATAAAAATGAACAGTAAATTCGAATTAGAAATTGCAGACCAAAACATTGTTGTTGCTGCATTCCGCAAGCCAGGCGGCACCACTGAATTATTCGAGCGTATTGCTCAAGAAGCGCGTTCGCATGTTCCAGATGCAACTACTAAAAAAGGCCGTGATCAGATTGGCTCACTGGCAATGAAGGTAAGTAAATCTAAAACCTTTATTGAGAAGTGTGGCAAGGAATTGGTTGCTGAGCAAAAGGCTCAAATCAAGCTTATTGATGATGACCGCATTGCAACTGTTAAGAAGTTTGATGAGCTACGCAATGAAATCTTGGCGCCTCGTGATGCTTGGGAACAGGCGGAAAAGGATCGCGTGGCGAAGCATGAAAATGCAATTGCTGTGATTCGCATGGTGCCAAGTCTTGCGGAATCCTTGGATGCTGAGTGGACTGCGCAAAATATTAAAGAAGCCATTGAAACACTAGAAAATCGTGTAATTGATTCTTCTTTTGAGGAGTACGAACAAGAAGCAAAACTTGCCAAACTTGAAACACTTGAGTCTTTACGCACTGCCCTGACCGTTCGTGAAAAATACGAAGCCGAACAGGCTGAATTAGAACGCCTTCGCCTTGCTGAACAAGCTCGTTTACAGCGTGAACATGAAGAGCGTATCGCCCGCGAAGCTGCTGAAAAAGCGACTCGTGAGGCAGAAGAAAAAGCACGTTTTGAAGCTGAACGTGTACAGCGTGAAAAGGCTGAGGCAGAACAGCGTGAGGCTCGATTAAAAGCTGAAAAAGAGGCTGCTGAATTGCGTGCTGTGCAAGCTGCTGAAAATGAACGCAAGCGTATTGAGGCTGAACAGGTTGCTAAAGCTGAGGCTGAGCGTAAAGCAGAAGAAGCGCGTTTGGCTGATGTAGAGCATCGTCGCTGGATAAACAATGAAGTGCTTATAGCTCTTAAAGAGCAAGGTTTTGATGAAGTTGCAGCTAAAAAAATAATCGCTGCAATCGCTAAAAACCAGATCCCGCACGTATCAATCAAATACTAAGGAATAAGAATATGAATGCACCAGTACAACATGCGCCAGCGCTGCCAGTAAATGCGCAAACATCAAATCTTGTTTTAGATCCAGCTGCAATGCAAAACATGGTTGCCTTTGCTGACTTTATGTGTAAGGCGGTTATCACTGTGCCAAAGCACCTGCAAGGTAATTCAGGTGACTGCTTGGCGGTAACCATGCAGGCCATGCAATGGGGCATGAACCCGTTTGCTGTGGCTCAAAAGACTCACTTGGTAAATGGTAATCTGGGTTATGAAGCGCAACTTGTGAATGCGGTAATCATTGCTAAAGCTCCTATCCTTGGTCGCCCTAATTTTGAATGGTATGGCGACTGGTCGAAGGTGAATGGCAAGGAGTGTAAAGCACATGATATCGGTGTTCGCACATGGGTGACTATTAAAGGTGAATCAGAGCCACGTGTACTTGATGTTTCATTTGCTCAGGTTGGCACCGTGCGTAATTCGCCTTTATGGGTGAACGATCCAAAGCAGCAAATTGCATATTTGGCAACTAAAAAAATGGCTAGACTGCACTTCCCTGATGTGATTCTGGGTGTGTATACAGAAGATGAGTTGCTGGACCATGCGCCAATGATGGATGTAAGCCCTACTGAAAATAATGCTGAGTACCTGGCTTTTGAGGCCGAGCATTTACCTAACTTCCAAAATGAAGCGCAGTACGGATCTGAGCGATTGCAAGCGGTATATGCAAGCCTGCCTAAGAGTGAGCATAAGCGTATTTTCTGGACCACTCATTCAGTTGCCTTAAAACAAGTTGCTGAACTTGCAGATCAAGCCCTATCACGCCAAGGAGATACTTATGACCATTCACCAGCGTAGTGAAGATTGGCATGCAGACCGATGTGGCAAAGTGACTGCAAGCCGCATTAAGGATGTGGGTGCAAAGCCAATTAAAGGCAAAGCGCACAATGCTCTAACCCTAACTATTCTGACTGAGCGCCTTACTGGCGTTCAGGAGGAAACCAAAACCAATAGCCTGATGCAATGGGGTATTGATCAGGAACCTTATGCAATTGCTGCGTATGAAAATGAAACCGGTAATTTTGTAATTGGCACAGGTCTGATTGATCACCCGGTTATCAAAATGAGTGGTGCCAGTCCTGATGGGTTGGTGGGTAAAGATGGGCAAATCGAGGCTAAATGTCCAAGCTCTCAAACTCACCTGAATACCGTTTTGACTAAAGAGGTGCCTGCTGAATATGTGCCACAGATCACCTGGCAATTGGCTTGTACTCGTCGCAAGTGGTGTGACTTTGTGAGTTATGACCCTCGCCTGCCTGAGCATTTGCAACTGGTGGTTATTCGGGTGAATGCAGAGGACTTGGATATCGCAGGTATTGAGCAGTCAGTGATTAAGTTCAATCAAAAAATTGACCAGATCATTGCTGAGTTGGATCCGCAGAAGGTGGCAGCATGAAAATTAAAGAAGGTGGCGTGATGGATATTGAAAATTTTATAGCTGAATTTAAGAAAACATTTGTCTACGACATTCTTTCTCAAACGCTTTCTGATGAACAACTATTTGAGCGTGTTGTGGATGGTGATGCTGTGCTTTGGTTTAAAGAGCAAACACGCCAAATGTGGCTAATGTGGGAGAAGGCTAAAGTTCAAGCGGTGCCGGAAGGGTTTGTTTTGATTTCTGCTGAACAGCTAAGCCAATGGGGCCACATGGCAAACTATGCAGAACAATATGGATGCCCTGAGTGTTTTGAAGCAAGAGGGTATGCGCATAGTTTGGCTTGTGAAATTAATGCTTATTTCAATGTAAGTGAAGCACAGGAGCCAGCCAAAGCGGTGCCGGAAGCAACAAGTGTTGGCGATGAATTGCAATCATGGGTGGCAGTAAATTCTTTCGCCGTTTCGGATGCTGTTGGTGACTTCCCTATTATTGATGCAAACGCATTAGCTGAAGTAATTGAAAAATTAACAGGAGCCAGCCAATGACTGAAATTCAATTAACCAACGTGCAGTTCGCCCAGCTTCAGATCGACAACCTTGTAGCTAAGGACAAGCCATATATTGAAACATGGTCTGCCGGTGATGTTGGCTCATTCAATGCGATTTTAAACGCGGTGGATTTTGATAATGAGTTCACATATCACATGCGTGGTTGGTCACGTCAGCGGGTTAAAAGCGGTACTGGCGGGATTATCACTGTAGATGAAAGTAATGCGGATAAGTTGTATCACCTGTTCACCTGCTATTTAAGCAAGTTGCCGAGTGGTGTGGTGATGGCTTTGGGAGAGGTGTCGTGAATAATTATACCTACCCCACTCATGAGCATCTTGAAATTGATATTGAAAGCGATGTGATTAATTTTCCAAGACGTGACTTTCAAAAGTGTCAGCACATACAGGTGGCTATTGACTCCAAAGCAATGGAATTGGTTTGCAAGCAATGCGAAGCCAAGGTTAATCCAGTTTTGTGGATTAAGGACAGTATTGAATATTTTGCTCGATTGCAAAATCGGATTCAGGAAGCTCGGGAAAAGCTGAAAGAAGATGAGGAGGAATTAAAAGTTCGATCTCGCACTCGTTGTCAGCATTGTAGGAAGATGACAGCAATCAATTTAAAGCATCACAAATTTGTGGTTTTGTAGGAGGTGTCCTAATGGAAGCTGGCTCAAGCCGATGGATGCCTGAGATTTTCGCAATGTTTGAAGAGCTTAAATCTCAGAATCAATATCTGGTTGAGAAAGTCGAGCGCCTGGAAGAAATTGTAGACAAGAAACCTTTAACACTAAACACCGCTGAAGCAGCAAAAGTTTTGGGATATTCAGCGGAATATGTGAGAAAGCTTGATCGTGATGGTAAAATGCCAAAACGTGTGTCAAAAGATGGACAGCGCTCTCGGTGGAATCGATCTGATATTGAAAAAATGGCTAAATCTAAGAAAACCGGAAGACCGAGAAGCAACTCTTAAAACTAAGGGTTGCACCAATTCCGCACCAAAGAGTTATAAGTTATTGATTTTATATAATGTATGGTGGGGATAGAGAGACTCGAACTCTCACGCCCAGAAGGCGCTGCGACCTGAACACAGTGCGTCTACCAATTCCGCCATATCCCCGCTGAACTGTATATTATAGAGATCAAGCTTTATTGACAAGCGCTTAAATAAATAATAAAGCCTTATTTAATCAAAAATTAAGCAATTAATTCATTCAGGTATTTTGATGGTCAGATTTTAAAAAATTAAAAACAATTTGATCCAAAAACTTTTATTCATCCAAATTTTTTCGATCAACCCATTTCGAGTGCACTTACATAAATAATAATACATATGAGCAATCATCATCGATTTAAAGAACACAATAAATCTTGGCTCTTTTTACCAACTGAATTCTTTATAAAAACTGGCTACCCTTTTCTATCTCCAAGTGAGCAAGAGCTATCCTTTTATGCATTAAACTGTTTGGCTTTTTTCTGGATGATCGATATAGAGTTTAAAAGAACCGTATTTTTTTCAAAAACTGAATTAGAGATGAAAGCTTGCCGTTAAATTTCAGGCAAAAAAAAACAAGGCATCAACCTTGTCTCTTTTGAGTGGTGGGGACGGAGAG